AGACGAATACGGATTTATACTTGTACCGGGCGCGCCGTCGCCCGCCCACTGCTGTACCGAGGTCGGTCGCATTGCGCAGCTTTGCGTGCCGACGAGTGGCTGCGGGGGGGGTCTGGGGGGGACCCTCCCCCCGACATAGACCTTATGCGCAGGCGACTTTGTCGGGTGACGTTCGTTAGGTCAGCTGAAAGTGAGATTCTATTAGGGCGGCAGCCAGTGTCCCCCCTAACAGACTCTTAAAAGCGGGGTTCTAATCCTGGTAGCCTCCGGCGCCAGGGAGTATTACAGAACCCCGGAACAGACAGACAGCCAGCTGCGTCCAGTTCCCCGGAAAATTTCCTAGACAGACAGTATAAGAGGATGCTAGAGACGTTTGCCGATAAAAACGGAGTTCAACTTAGAGATAGCGTTAAGACTACACAGCGTTCTAGCTGGTGGTCGGTGACGCTATTTGACGTATCAGACGAGAAGAGAGCCTTATTAAGAGCTCCACCTGAGTTTGTACGCGAGATGGTATATCAAGACGAGATAACGCCGACTACGCAGAGGCTGCATATTCAATGTGCCGTCAATACCACTCAAATCCGTTTCAGCCAACTTTCAGAATGGCTCCAGGGAGCCCATATTGAAAAAGCATATAAGCCAGGCGAAGCATTGGTGAATTATTGCTCTAAGAGAAAGACCGCGGTACCAGGTACCCAGGTCCATTATACAACTAGACAGTCAGTCAGACAGACAAATGACATTGAGGATGCTCCGCCAATCCCGGCATTTTCGTTAAAGGAGATCCTTCTTACCATAGCAGCATACGTCCATGAGGATGATGCTATCGAAAGCGATTTAACCGATATGTATCATATGGCGTTAGATAAAATTGCTAGGGTGTGCCCTGACCTTTTGGAGAAGGTAACGCGTCAGAATATCTTTCAAGCATGGAAGCACACCGGGTACGCATTTCTTGATTATCAGCGCGTAGCTGCTGAATTAGAATATGCTGACGATAAAGAAGAGACTCTAACTGATTGCGTCTTATGCGATTGCGACAAGGATGAATGTACCCATTGTTTCTTAAGAGAATCGCTTCTTCTTCTAACTCCATAATTATTTTCTATCTAATAGATATAAAATTATGGCGTATAAGAGCATGACAGGTGTGAAAGGATTGAAGCGCCCATTTGGTAAATACGCCAAGGGCAATAGACCCCGGCGTTCAGCCGTTAAGAATAAGAAGGCAACAGTCAAGCTTATTAAGAAGGTTATTGCCTCAGAATCAGAAACGAAGTTCAGAAGTGAAACAACTGGAAATCAGTTGTCTAATTCTCAGATATCGAGCGGCGATATTATTAGACTTCTACCTAAGTTAATTCAGGACGAAGGGGAGGGAAACGCGTATCAGCGCCTTGCTACCAAGGTAACTCCCAGGTCATTACGAGCACACTGTCATGTGTCATTTGCTCCTGACCTAAATCGCTCAATGGCAATTGAAGTTCATTATTTTGTTTTAACATCAAAATCCCAAAAGAACACTAATAGTATATTAGGGCTTACACTAGCTAATCTTTTGAGAACGGGCGACCAAAACATGTATTTTCCGTTTGATGGTAATGTAGATGTAGCTATGATGCCTGTCAATACAACGGAATACAATGTAATTAAACGTGGAAAGTTTAAGTTAGCTAAGAACACAGGTCTCCTTCAGGATAGCACAACTGCAGGTAACCAGCCTTTAGGCGGACCGGTTAGCCACAGTTTTGTTGTAAGTGTTCCAACTCCAGCCAAATTAGTATATGAGCAGGACGACCAGTCCCCAAGGCAGGTAAATTATCCTAATAATTTTGCGCCGTTTATCGTATTTGGTTACACTCATCAGGATACATCAGTTCCGGACTTCCTTAATACAGATATTAAGGTAGTTGTCCGTCCTACACTATGGTATGATGATGCCTAGTTAAAGACGAATACGGATTTATACTTGTACCGGGCGCGCCGTCGCCCGCCCACTGCTGTACCGAGGTCGGTCGCATTGCGCAGCTTTGCGTGCCGACGAGTGGCTGCGGGGGGGGTCTGGGGGGG